TGGAAGCATTTCGTTGGTTACTCAGTATTCCGTCAGGAAGCACTGCGTCGTATCGAATCAGCTTCAAGCATTGGTACAAACGCCTAATCATTTCCGACAAGGAATTAACGAAGCCCCTGCCGAAAGGCGGGGGCTTTTGTTATTATCTAGATATGGCAACATTTATTACCCCAACAGACAATCTTGTGTATTGGTCTGAACCAGAGGAGAGAGGGATTTTTGCCCATCTTCGCCCTGGTCGTCGTGGACGGAACGTGTTCAAAATGACTGATGGGTCGTTTCAGGAAACTGAACCGTCTGACCATAGTTTGATTTCTTATACATATCATGGTGGTCATGTGCATACCGTGTCAGGTCAAGAACAAGCCGATCTTGTGGCTGCTGGTTATGGAGCGTTCATTTCGTGAAGCATAGGGAAACACATCCGAACCTTGATGTTGATGGTTGCTTTGCTTGCCGTGTAGCCGGTGTCCAGATGGGGTCTAACTCCACGACCACCAGGGGTGAATCGGTGGCGCATATTAACCAGCGTGAAAAGAACTGGTCTAAAGATATGCCTGCCTATAAGCGTTTACGGGCTGAAGGGTTGCAACCTAAAACTATTGACGGGTGCCATGCTGTTGAACAGTTAGCTACTTCTCGTCATCAAATTGAAGGCACTCCCGCCCCGTTGTGAACTATCAATCTTGGAAAGGGTTTGATGACCCTAGGTTGGGGTATGGTTCGATGCTTCAAGGGTTTAAGGATTCGCTTCCTAAGTCTGTGACGTTGGATAATCATGCGTCTGTGAGTGTTCATATGCAGGTCCCGTATGCTTGTAAGGGTTGGTTTACGGGTCAGCATCGGGTTTTGTTTTCTATGTGGGAAACCGATACGTTGCCATCTAATTTCCGTCTGTGGCTGGGTCAGTTTGACCAGGTGATTGTTCCTTGCGAACACAATGTGGAACTGTTCAGTGAGTTTCATAAAGATGTTTCCTACTGCCCGTTGGGGGTGGATCACAAGTTTTGGAAACCAATGCCTAAACCTGATGGGGTATTTCGTTTCCAAGGTGGCGGGTCGCTATGGAAACGCAAAGGGCTAGATGTCCTAGTTAAAGCCTTTAATGCTTTGAACCTCCCTGATGCTGAACTGCATATCAAAGCTGCTCCACATGCTCAGGATGTGCCTAGTCAAAACTTTGGCGACAAAGTGTTTCTTAACAGGACTTGGATGAGTCCCATCGAGCAACGTGACTGGTACAGCAAAGCTGATTGTTTCGTAGCACCTGCTCGTGGTGAAGGTTTCGGGTTGATGCCGTTGCAGGCTATTGCCAGCGGTATCCCTACAATCGTGTCAGACAGCTCAGGACAAGCCCAGTTCGCTCATCTCGCCTTTGGGGTGGTTCCATGCGGCAAATCCAAAGCGGAGACAACAGGGCAGTGGGATGAACCTAACCAGAAGATTCTTGAAGAACTAATGATGGAGGCATACCGTAATCGTGGCTCTATCAAACAGGTTGCTATTTCTCGCATCCCTGAAACCAAAGCCTTCTCATGGTCTAACGCCACCCGACGGTTATTGTCGTTGATCCCTGAAGGCACCCTCCTAGATGACCCTGACTGGGTGTCGCCTGATGTAAAGGTTGAAATCCAAGTGAACCGCAAAGTCAAAGCAGACATTGGCAACGAGTCATACAGTCTAGAACCAGGGCAAATCTATGTTGTTTCTGATAATGTCCATCAGGTTTTAACCGATGCGGGATATGTCGTTTAATGGTAATATACCCTTGATATGGCTGCACCTGCAAAACAAGATTTAACTATCACTCGTGGTGATACGGAAACCGTTGAAGTAACTATTACTACCGACGGTACATCCCCTGTTGACATCACGGGTCGCACGTATTCATCCCAGATGAGAGTCACCCCTGACATTTCAGCTATCAGTATCACAGGTACGTGTGCTGTAACCGATGGGGCAGCTGGGAAACTAACAGCCACGTTCTCTGCTACAAATACGGCTGCTCTTGATCCTGGCTTTTTGTATTGGGATTTGCAGGAAAACGCTTCGGGTGTGATCACTACTATTTTGTCTGGGACTGTCACGGTTCTTGCCGATGTGACTCGGTAGTTAATGGCTACTGTCCAGGTTACGGTTGCGATATCGAATGAACCGGTTGTTGTTTTCAAGACTGGTTCTACGGTTGTTGTTGCTCTTGCTGATCCTTCTATTCCTGCGACTGTTGGTACGAAGGTGTCGGTTGTCGGGTCTGAGAACGCTGGTCCTCAGGGTGCTACCGGACCTACTGGTCCGACTGGTTCTACTGGTTCTCAGGGCGTAACTGGTCCTACTGGTCCTACGGGATCACAGGGTGTTACAGGACCAACAGGACCTACTGGTGCCGCATCGACGGTTACGGGTCCTACAGGAGCGACTGGTGCTAATTCTACGGTGACTGGTCCTACGGGACCTACTGGACCGACTGGTGCTGCAAGTACGGTGACTGGTCCTACAGGGGCGCAAGGCGTTACTGGTCCTACTGGTGCTACAGGCGCAGCGTCTACTGTCACTGGTCCTACGGGTCCTACTGGAGCAGTTGGGGCAGCAAGTACCGTTACAGGACCTACGGGACCTACAGGAGCCGCTTCAACTGTGACGGGACCGACAGGACCGACTGGTCCTACTGGTGCAACAGGGGCTGCTTCTACCGTTACAGGTCCTACGGGACCGACTGGAGCCACAGGTGCTGCAAGTACTGTTACAGGTCCTACAGGACCGACAGGTGCCGACTCGTTCGTTACAGGACCTACAGGTCCTACTGGACCTACAGGGGCTACAGGCGCAGCCAGCACGGTGACAGGACCGACAGGTCCGACAGGTCCCGCTGGTACTAACGGCATCATCGGGGTTGATGGAGCCACAGGTCCTACAGGTCCGACAGGCGCACAAGGCGTTACGGGTCCAACTGGTCCTACAGGTGCAGCATCCACAGTGACAGGACCTACAGGTGCTACAGGACCGACAGGTGCGACTGGACCGTCTGCACCGATACAAACAACAAGTAATCTAATGACTTACACAATGATGAACATGGAGTTCTAATGGCTAGTGGTGATGTATTCCCGAAAATGTTGAGCGTACCTACACAGGTGGGTACTACGACTACGACTTTGTTTACTGTGCCTTCGGGTCGTCAGTACACGATTAAGCAGATTGTGATTTGCAACACGGATGGTGTTGACAGGTTGATTACTTTGGCTCGTGGTTCAGCTGCTACTGCGGCTAACTGCTTTACTTATAATCTGCCTGTGGCTGGGTTTGACACGGTTGTGTTGGATACTGGTTTGGTGTTGGAAGCGGCTGAGACTGTGCAGGGATTATCGGATACGGCTTCTAAGGTGACTGTGACTATCACAGGTTGGGACCGAGAAATCTGATGGCTATTTCTTCTGCGTTGGGTGTTGCTGGTGCTGTTCCTGTTGGTGTTGTAAACCCGTTTGCTGGTGCGACTGCACCTAGCGGTTGGTTGCTGTGTTATGGACAGGCTGTATCTAGAACTGCTTATCCTGTTTTGTTTACAACTCTCAGTACCACTTATGGTGTTGGTGACGGTTCTACTACTTTCAACATTCCTGACATGCGTGGTCGTGCTGTTGCGGGTAAAGATGATATGGGCGGTACTGCTGCTTCTCGTTTAACTAGCACAGTTCTTACTGCAAGTAACACACTTGGTGCTACGGGAGGTACACAAACACACACTCTTACCGAAGCGCAAATGCCTGTTCATACGCATATTCAAAATGCCCACAACCATGAACTTTCAAGGTCAACTAACGGTGTCTACAACAGTGGCGGTTCAGGAATCCAGTTCCAAGGTCTTGCGTATACGGTTGACACAGTTGGTAATAGAACCGCTACAAACCAAAACGCTGGTAGCGGTTCGGAGCATCTAAATACGCAACCAACTATTGTTTTGAACTACATCATTAAGGCGTTGTAACTATGGGTATCACACAACAAATCGGTGCTAGTTCACTAATCAAACCAGGCGTTATCGACAACACAGCCGCACGACCTGCATCACCTTACGAGGGTCAAGTGATTTTCCAGAAGGACACGGACCAGTTGCTTGTGTGGAATGGTACGGCGTGGGTTATCCCGAACAGTCCTGCACAAAACCCGCAAGGCTTGGAACTGATTACGACTGGTGCGTTGTCAAGTACAAGTACAAATTTTGCTGGATGTTTTAATGCAACTTACGAGAACTACCGAGTTGAAGCATCAAAAATAAATATGGCAAACGGTGGTTTTCTTGCTTACAGAATGTTGAATTCAACAACCGCATTTACTTCAAGTTTGTATTATATGGCATCAAGAAACTTATCAAGCGTTGATGGTACAGGTACGGATGTTTTAAGTGCAGCAAGCTACAACGGTATGGGCTACAACTTTCAAGCAACAACCGATGGTGGTTTTAGTTGTTCTTTTGATTTTTTTAATCCGTTTGGAACTGGTAGAACTTTTTATACTGGCAGTTCGTCTGCTTATTATTCAACAACCCCACTTTTTGCAACTAGCACTATTGGTGGTGGAATTAACAGCACGAATTCTTTTGATGGTATTCAATTCTTTAACGCCAACGGCAACACCATTGCTGGCAACATTTCTATTTACGGATACAGGAAATAACTATGGCTATTAGTAATAATTCAACTGGGTTACGCCCTGGTGTATGCACGTCATCGACACGCCCTACCGCCCCGTATGAGGGTCAGATGATTTACGAAACCGATACGGATATGGTGGCGATTTGGAATGGCACAGCATGGCGGTACATCTCGGCGACCACCCCAACCAACGGGACAGTGTTGCAGATTGTGGAAAGCGCAAACGACACAACTTTAAGAAGTAGCACTACAACCACTTTTGGGGATACTGGATTAACTTTAACAATTACACCAAAATCTGTAAGTAGTAAAATTCTTTGTATTTATAATCTTCAATTATTTTCAAGTGGTGGTGCAACTGGTGTAGGGATACGCCTTGTGCGTGGTGCTACAACTGTGGTAACAGATATTGATAATGCTTACGGAACCGCTGGAGGCGTAGGTGTTGTTGCTGAATTTTTCTATCTTGATAGTCCTGCTACAACATCTGCTACTACCTATAAAATTCAATTCAACAGAAACCAAGGGGCGAACATTGCATATACAAACGCATCAGGTGCTGGAGTTTGTCGGATGTTAGCAATGGAGATTTCGGGATGATTACACCACCAATGATTCAACTACTACTAGATGCTGGCTTTACCGATGGTTGGGCTATTGCAGATGATGTCCTAACTTTGTGGGAACACGAAGAAGACCCACCTGCACCACTGGTACGACCAGCAGAATAACTCCAGCAGAAGGGAACCATATGAAGATAGCCATTTACACTATTGCTCTGAACGAGGAACAACATGTCCAGCAATGGGCAGACTCCTGCACCGATGCTGACTATCGCCTCATCCTAGACACAGGCTCAACAGACCAAACCACAACCCTCGCCCACCAACTCGGCATCCACACCGTCACCCGTGTTATCAGCCCGTGGCGTTTTGACACAGCCCGCAACATGGCACTCTCCATGCTCCCGAAAGACATTGACCTGTGCATTGCTTTAGACATGGATGAACAACTGCAACCAGGCTGGCGTAAAGCACTAGAAACAATCCCCACAAGCATCACCCGCCCCCGATACAAATACATCTGGTCATGGAACCCCGACGGGTCCGAAGGACTTGTCTATGGTGGCGACAAAATCCACAGCAGACACGGATACAAATGGAAACACCCAGTCCATGAAGTCCTCAAACCCACCGACGGTGAATCAATGACATGGGTCGACGGACTAGAAATTCACCACCATCCGGACAGCTCGAAGTCCCGCAGTCAATACCTGCCCCTACTGAAACTTGCTGTAGAAGAAGACCCCCGTGATGACCGCAACCAGTTCTACCTAGCCCGTGAATTATTCTTCGCCGGTGACTACAGCCTCGCCCAATACCACTTCGCCCGTCATTTAGACCTATCCACGTGGTTCCCCGAACGAGCAGCCACCCACCGCTACCTAGCCAAAATAGTTCCCCAAGCAGCCGAATACCACCTGTACCGAGCAATAGCTGAATCACCAACCCGACGTGAATCATGGGTAGACCTAGCCCAGTATTACCACAACCAACACAACTGGCTCGCCTGTCGCAACGCAGCATCTTCGGCTTTAGCAATCACCGAAAAACCACTCGACTATCTATGTGAAGCAGACGCATGGGGATGGCTACCACACGACCTAATGGCAATCGCCTCACACCACCTCGGAGACAGCGACGAAGCGTTCCATCACGGATCACAAGCTCTAGCCTTAAACCCAACAGATCAAAGACTTAAAACGAACCTATCCCATTATCGGCTATGATTGCCTTGTCTCAATACAAGGAGTTCCCATGTCTGCTAAAGGCGAAATGTACAAGTCTAAAGGTGCCAAGATGAAGCACGAAAAAGGCGAAGGCAAAATGGAACGCAAAATGGAATACGGCAAGAAAGCCCCAGTGCGTAAGAAGAAAATGAAATAGTGGCTACAGTCGCCCAAGTCATTAACCGAACCCAACGGCAACTGCTGTCTGGAGTTATTGAGGAACGTAACAAACTTGCTTCGGCAATTAATGCTACGGCGACAACCCTTACCCTGACCTACGAACTTGGTGGAGTCCGTGCCGGAACCATCATCGAAGTAGATGCTGAACAAATGTATGTCTGGGCTGTCACCGAATCCAGCAAAACCGTTACCGTAGAACGAGCCTTCAACGCCACAGTCGCAGCAGCCCACGCAGCTAACGCCATGCTGATCGTCAACCCACGGTTCCCACGGGCGCAAATCCTAGAAGCAATCAACGACGAACTAGCCGACCTGTCCAGCCCTATGAATGGGTTGTTCCAAGTCAAAATCCTTGACCTGAACTACAACGGTTCAGACCGTCAAATCAACCTGCCATCAGTCGCCAGTGTTATCGACATCATTGAAGTCCGTGCAAGATACCTATCGTCTGATTATCAGCAGGTACGCAACGTCAAACTTCTCCGTGACATGCCAACCAAAGACTTCGGTTCAGGCTTGGCACTCCAATTTGACCAAGGTGTACGCCCAGGAGATGTCCGTGTCACCTACCGATCCCCATTCACCAGAGTCACCACCGAAACAGAAGGCATCCAGTTAAACGCTGGGTTCCCCGAATCAGCAGAAGACCTCCTCGTTATCGGCGCACAAATCAGACTCGTATCACCACGAGAAGTGAAACGTAACTTCACCGAATCCCAAGGCGACACCCGCCGTGCAGATGAAGTCACCGCCGGTGCAGTATCAGGCAGTATCACTAGCCTTATCCGTATGCGTCGTGATCGCATCACCGCCGAAGCAGCCAAGCTCGCACGGCAATACCCTACGTTCCTGCAAAGAGGTTAAGTCGTGGCGTATGCACCCACGTTCAGCATCCCTTTTGTAGATACCCCTGCGTATTTTACGGGTACAGCACAAACTGATGTTGTCCCATCTATTTACCCTGTCGCTATCAATGGTCGCCCGTATCTGATTGATATGAAATCAGGCAGGTATGTGCGTAGCCACGAGCAACGTGTGCGTGATTCGCAAG